ACCCGCTTATTACAAGTTTGAATACATTGAATGGGCAGACAGAGGTCAAGAGGGCAGTAATGCACCTAGAAATATCTATCCTGCTGATAGTGATATCATGTCTAAAACTAATAGAGGTGATGATGGCAAAGATAGATTAGAATCTGGAAACTACATTGAGGAAACAGCTTCTCACTTTGTAGTCGTAGTCGAAGAAAGTATGGCCAGCGAAGCATTAATCACAATGAAATCTACTCAAAGAAAAAAATCTAAAAAGTGGAATTCAATGATGAACATGATGCAAGTACCAAAGAAAGATGGCAAAGGTTTCTTTAGACCTGCACCATTTACTCAACAATACAGAATGAAAACTGTTTTGGAGAAAAACCAATTAGGTTCATGGTATGGTTGGGAAATAACATCAGAAGGATTAGTCAAAGACGAAAGCCTAGTAAATAGAGCTTACAAGTTTAGACAATCTTTAATGAGTGGTAGTGTTAAAGTAAAACACGGCCAAGAAGAAGAATCAGCTAAAACACCATTCTAAATATGGACTTTAGTAAATCCTTGGAGCAGTTTAAAAAGCTGTTCCAAGGATCCGATACATATCATGGTCAATCTAAGAAGTTAGGTAAGAAAAGATCTGACGGAAAAGATGAATGGCGTAGTTGGATAAACCCTATTCCAATGACAGATAAAAATTGGCTTGACCACTTAGAGGGTAAGGATAGTTTTGGAACTGTCCCAATTAGAGATGACTCCACAACAAGTTGGGGTGTAATAGATGTTGATAGATATAACATCGATCATAAAAAATTTATTAAAACTATTAGAGAAAGAAAATATCCCTTTGTGCCTTATAGATCTAAGTCTAATGGTTTGCATTTAATTTTACATTTATCTGAGGCTGTCCCTGCAGCGGACATGAGAAAAAAGATGATAGCTATTGCGTCAGATCTAGGAGTTAATGATGCAAAAACTGATATTTTTCCTGCGCAGGATACTGTGGATTTAACGCCTGAGAAGTGGGACGATAAACAAAAAGGACAATTTGTAAATTTACCTTATTACAATGCGAAGTTTCCTACACGGTGCGCAATGGATGACGAAGCCCAAAGCTTATCATTTGATAAATATATAGAATATGTAAAACAATTTGTAATTACTAAAGAACAATTTATTAAACTTAAAACAGCAACGGACAACGAAGATAAACAGTGGCCAAACTGTGTTAATAAATTTATTAGAAATCAGGTAAGAGAGGGTGAGGGTCGGAATGATGCCATGTTTAATGTAGGTGTTCTTTGTAAAAAGATAAATGAGGATAAGGATTATTGGGAGGCACAGATAAGAGATATGAATAAAACTATTTGTGTCCCACCCTTAACACCAAAAGAAATAGCTAAAGTTATAGAACAAGTAGATAAAAAGGATTATTCTTATAAGTGCGGAACTTCTGTAGCTAGAATGTATTGTAATGGATCTACACAATGCGCAAAAAGAAAATTTGGCATAGGTCTTAATGAAGCTATACCTGAGGTGGGTAAATTAGTAAAAGTAAATTCATATCCTGAACCTTACTGGCTTTTACCTATACAAGGCAAAGTAGTTAAGTTAGATACAAAACAATTATACCAACAACAATTATTAGGTGAACGATTGTTAAATTACGATATAGTGTGGCGACCACTTAGACCAAGTAAAAGAGATCCTGACCCGTACAGAGATTGGTTAGAGGAATTGATATCAAATAAACAAGACATGGAAGGTTTTGACGGTGAAGAAGAAAAGAAAGAAGTGTTTAACACAAGAATAATAAAATTCTTCGAAGACACAGATACCATCACTGAATTTGATCAAATAGAGCATGATAATATCTATCAAGAAGGAAATGAAATAAGATTTAAACTTGAAACATTTAGACAGTTTATGAAAAAACAAGGCTACAACTGGTCAGAAAAAGAGTGTACAGTATTCTTACAGGGGGCTGGTTGTGAAAAAAAGGCAAAATTCCAAGGTATCCAAGCGAGACATTGGGTTGCAACTTTACCAAAACAAACAAAACACAGAAACAAAGATGTCAAATTCAATAAAGCAAAAGCTCCATGGGAAAACAATTAAGTTTTTTGGACCACCAGGAACAGGTAAAACTCACAGACTTTTAAAAAGAGTTGAGCGATTTCTTAAACGAGGTATATCTCCTGATGAAATTTGTTACATATCATTTACAAACAAAGCTGTAGAAGAATGTAGAGATAGAGTCCGTAAACAATTCAAAGGGTATGATGAGGATGATTTTAAATATTTCAGAACACTACATAGTTTAGCTAGGCAACAATTTGCAGACATACCTGTATTAGATCCTAAAGTAGATATGCTTCAGTTTCATACACAGTACGGCACAGTAAAATTAAATTATAAACCAACTTGGGATGATCAAAGAGTTTATAATAACTGGTCCTTACAGATTTACGACAGAGCAAGAAATATGAAGATGAATCCTATAGACTTATATAAACGAGAACCTAGAAAAAAAGTAAGACTACAACAATTTAAATCTATTATTGCTAGTTACGAACAATATAAAACTTACGAAGCAAATCCTGGTGAATTTAAAAATGACAGATTAGATTTTACGGATATGGTGCAAAAATATATCGATACGGGTTTACCCATACCATTTAAAATTTTGATGGTGGATGAAGCTCAAGATCTTACCCCTTTGCAGTGGGACATGGTTGTAAAATTAGCTTTGAACTCTGATAAAGTTTATATAGCAGGTGATGATGATCAGGCTATATACGAATGGAATGGCGCTGATGTTTTGTTTTTTCAAACATTTCCTGGCAAAATAAAAATATTAAAGGAGTCTCGTAGATTAAATAAAAGAGTGCATTTTTTTTCTAAATGTATCTTAAATGGTATGGAAGGACACCGAATCAAAAAAGAGTTTACCTCTAACGGAAGTGATGGTGAGATCTACAAATGGAGTACACTTAAAAAAATACCTTGGGAGATGCAAGGGTCCTGGATGGTGCTTGCCAGAATTAACGATGTTAAGAAGGAGCTGCAAGATGAAGCTAGAAAATTAGGATTATATTTTCAAGACATGCGTGGAAATAAATCATTTGATATTAATCAATGGAAAGCTATTTGTGATTGGCAAACTGTATGTGATGGTGGTGCCATAACAAGAGAGGATGCTTGTAACATGTACAACTATCTTTTAAACATAGACCACGGCTACCGATCAACGGACAGTAAAAAGTGGAGCTTTGCTCACCCTAATCAAGTATTTAACTTTGAACAGTTACATTTACAAGGTGGCATGGTAGAAGAAAAACAATCTTGGTTAGATGCTTTTCAAAGAAAATTTAAGGATAAAGAAAAAATATATTTTAAAAAGCTTATAAAAAGCGAAGTTAATTTAGATATCAAAGCACGAATTATTATAGATACAATACATCAAGTAAAAGGGGGAGAGGCTGATAATGTTGTAATATCAGCAAAGTGTAATTTTCCTTCACACTATGATAGAAAAAATTTAGTGGAGAGAATTAAAGAATTAAGAGTTTGGTACACCGGTGTTACAAGAAGTATAAACACATTACACCTGCTTGGCACATATCACAAATATCATTTTCCCTTGAGTAAATATTATAAATTGTATAAAAGTAACTATGTCTAAAAAACAAATTGGTGGATCTCACTATAAATCTTTTGCCATCGAGCCTTGGACATTTGTTCAAGAAAATAATTTAAACCCTTTTCAAGCTAACGTTATTAGATATGCGTGCAGATACAAAAATAAAGGTGGCATCCAAGATTTAGAAAAAATAATTCATTATTGTGAGATGGAAATAGATTTTTTAAAAAAACAAATTCCAGATGATGCACCTGAGAAAGAAGAGGAGTGGGCACAAATGATAGCCCAAATGCAAGACTCATGAGTCATCAATTAAATTTTATTTATAATGATAGTGATTGGGTTGCACCATCAGAGTATCCTGATCTTAGAAACGCTAATGAAGTTGCAATAGATATCGAAACAAAAGATCCTAACTTAAAAACAAAAGGGTCTGGCTGGGCAACTTTTGACGGAGGTATTGTTGGTTTTGCTGTGGCTGCATTAGGTCAACAATGGTATTTTCCAATACAACATGATGCTGGTGGTAACATGGATTTAGCCGTAACAACTGCATTTATGGTTGATCTACTTAAAAGACCTAGCACAAAAATTTTTCATAATGCTTCTTACGATGTAGGTTGGTTATTAGCTAATGGTTTTGAGATTAATGGTAAGATTGTAGATACTATGGTGGCTGCAGCTTTAATTGATGAAAACAGATGGAGCTTCTCATTAAATGCATGTGCAAAAGATTATCTTGGTGAGATTAAAAACGAAACATTTTTGAAAGAAAAAGCTAAAGAATGGGGCATAGATCCTAAACAAGATTTATGGAAAATGCCTGCTGGTTATGTTGGTTTTTATGCAGAACAAGACGCTGCCCTTACTTTAAAGTTATGGCAAAGATTTAAATCAGAGATACAACAACAATCTATTAATGATGTTTGGGAGATGGAGATGGAGCTGCTGCCCATATTAATTAAAATGAGACAGACAGGTATTAGAGTAGATGAAACAAAAGCTGCCTTGTTAAAAAAAGAATTTAGAAAAAAAGAGAAAGAAGTTTTACATAAAATAAAAAAAGAAACCACATTAGACGTAGACATATGGGCTGCAAGAAGTGTGGCACAAGTATTTGATAGACTTGGAGTAGAGTATCCAAGAACTGCTAAATCTAATGAGCCGTCTTTTACAACTAACTGGTTACAAAATTGTGAACATCCTATTGCAGGTTTAGTTAGAGAAGCAAGAGAAATTAATAAATTTCATTCTACCTTTATTGATTCTATTCAAAGATACGTGCACAAAGGCAGAATACATGCAGAAATAAATCAATTACGATCAGATCAAGGTGGAACTGTATCAGGCAGACTATCTTACGCAAACCCAAATCTTCAACAAATACCTGCTAGAAACAAAGAGTATGGCAACAAAATAAGATCTCTATTTCTTCCTGAGGACGGTAGACAGTGGGGTTCATTTGATTATTCGCAACAGGAGCCACGACTTGTAGCACATTACTCAGCATCTATTGGTGAGCGTTTAGATGGATCTGAGGAGTTTATTCAAGCGTATGCTGATGAGTCTGCAGACTTTCATCAGATTGTAGCTGATATGGCAGGTATATCTAGAACACAAGCCAAGACAATTAATTTAGGCCTTTTCTACGGAATGGGTAAAGCTAAATTATCTAAAGAACTTGGGATTGACAAAGATAAAGCTGAAATACTTTTATACAAATATAACTCTAGAGTGCCTTTTGTAAAAAAATTAGCCAGTGCCGTTACACAATCAGCAAGTAAGTTCGGTTTTATAAGAACTATAAAAGGTCGTAAATGTAGATTTGATAAATGGGAACCGGCTACGTTTGGCATGAATCAAGCCATGGATTATAATGAAGCTAAAGCTAATTATGGTAATAATATTAGGAGAGCGTTTACTTATAAAGCTTTAAATAGACTAATACAGGGTTCTGCAGCTGACCAAGCTAAACAAGCTATGATAGACTGTTATAAAGCTGGTCATTTACCATTGTTACAGATACATGATGAACTTTGTTTTAGTGTTGGTAACGAAAATGATATTAGTGTTATAAAAGGCAAAATGGAGAATGCAGTAGAGAATTTAAAAGTGCCATTTAAATGTGATGTTGCATTAGGTAAATCTTGGGGAGAAGCAAAAGATGAATGATGAATATAAATGTGGTGGAGCATATCGTGCTATGTTAAAAATATTTAGAGAGGCAAAATTAGATATGGATAAAGATAAAGAAAAAACAACTTGTCTTAGATGCGATGACACAAGAGAAGTTTGGGTATGGAAAGACACTTCTGAATCAGAAAAGATTAAAGTTGATTGCCCAATGTGTAGCGCACAACGGCCACCGGAAGAATTAAGAGCTATGGGTCTCATTTAGTGAGAATCAAACCAATAACTTTACGGTTTGCTAACGCTTATATAGAAAAATATCACAGGCATAGTAAAAGATCACAAGGGTGTAAATTTTGTATAGCTGCAATAAAACCAAATGAAGAAATATTAGGCATTGCCATTGTAGGAAGACCTGTTGCTAGACGATTAGATGATGGATACACAGGCGAAATTTTGAGAACCTGTACAAATGGAGCCAAAAATGTGAACAGCTTTCTATATGGTGCATGCACTAGAGTATGGAAAGAAATGGGTGGTAAAAAAATTATAACTTACACGCTTGAAACAGAATCAGGTATAAGTTTAAAAGCAGCTGGTTTTATTAATGACAACATTACAAAATCATTTCCAAAAGGCAAAGGTTGGACTACAAGAAAAAATAGAGAATGGCAACCAAAAGTCCATTCATTAAATAAATTAAGATGGGTAAAAACTATTTAGGTTTTCTTTTTGGTAAGAGGTTTTGGTCTTTTATAATCAGCCCATTTACAATTGAATGTCTTGAGTCCTGTTTCAGTAAGAATTTTAATAACGTGGCCTCGTTCGGTTGATTCAACATAGTACCTAATATAGTTAGGAATATCAGCATAAGAGTCTCCTTTATTTTGAGCCATAGATATCCTGCGTTATAAATGATTTTTTTATAGGTTGCTAGTATTTTTTACTAGCTGTTATTTAATAGACCTTCTGATGCATCAATAACACTTTGTTCATTGATTCTTTTTTTAAGGTCTTTTATCTTTATATCGATCCACCTCATTTCAGTCGTTACTCTACCCTGTTTTAACGCCTGATTCGCCCACTTGGACTCCAACTGAAGCTTCTCCGATATTAGCATTTGTAGTGCCATTTTTTAGCTCCTCATATGTGATGAAAACTCTTTTTGGTGTATAAAGAGGTTCATCTTGTGCTTTGATCTCACCATTGTTCAGCTTTTTTTCAAACTGTCGTAAAGCCAAAGCATCGTTGTCAGCCTTAATTATCCCATCAAAATACTTTCCTTCTGATCGTATCTGAATTCGATAATTATTCATAAGAGATTATATAACAAATTGTGGCAATAATACAACCCTATGCATCGGAGACGACTTTACAAGTATATTTAGTAGCTAACCTGTTTTTTTCTACTACATCTTGAGGCACATTCATTAACAGTTCAACGGATTCATCATGAGCTTTTAACATACAATCATACCAATTATTGAAGTTTTTAGGATATTCTACAGGTGGCGAGCATGTAAAATCTAAAAAAGAACACACGTATATTGTAAGTATAAATTTCAATTAATCTCCCATTAAGTCCTTGCATTTAATATCTGTTTTGGTATAAGAACTACTTAATACAAGGAGTATAACATGGAAGACAATGACAAGAAACCAAGCACGCTTGAAAAAGTGGTAGAAAACTTAACGCAGCCTGTATCTTCAGGAACATCAACTGATGTTCCTCCAGGAGCTTTTGCTTCTACCGATAATTTTGATATGCATAGGAG